GTTTAAGTGTTTAAGTGTTTAAGTGTTTAAGTGTTTAAGTGTTTAAGTGTTTAAGTGTTTAAGTGTTTAAGTGTTTAAGTGTTTAAGTGTTTAAGTGTTTAAGTGTTTAAGTGTTTAAGTGTTTAAGTGTTTAAGCAGTATATACCAAATAAGCTAAAAACAATCCAAAAAAGTTTTTAGAAAACACATCTAAAATATTATAAGAAGCGTTTTTAATCTTATTCTTATATAATGCGGCAATACCGTAAAGAGCCCAAATAAATAACATTAAATAAAATATAAGATAGTTTGTGCTATTATTCTTAACATAATAGAGAAACATTTTTAAAAAGAGTAATCCTAAAAATAAGAAACCAAAAATTGTTGAAGTTGCTAATGTTACAAGCTTTAACTCTTGTAAATAACCTATAAACAACATATTAAAATTATAAAACAACAATTCACTAATTTTCGTTATATCTGTTTTTATAAAACTATATAAACTTGAATTTGAACTTGGACCATACAATTTAGTATTATTATAATGAAAATATGCGACTGTTGATATAATCATCAATGGTGTTGATAAAAACCAATCATAATATCTGTAACTTGCTATATCTTCTTTATCCACATTTTTGGTGTAAAAATAAATAAACCATATATAAAATGAACCTTCTATAATTTGGACGCAATTTTCTAAAATTAGTGCCTCTCGTATTAATCTATTGGACTGTGAAACATTAGTTAAAAAAACAATAAGTAATCCAATAATTAGAGTTATTATTTGAACGAAAAAAGATAATTTTAAACTGTCTTTTACAATAAAATCATAGTTCATTGTTATTTATAAATAGTAATTATTATAATAAATATAATAATAAAAAATAACGGCACACCAATCAAAATAGACACAATAATTGTATAGTAATACATTATTCACTCTATACTATAAATATTATAAACTTTGTAACACTCATAAACTTTGTAACACTCATAAACTTTGTAACACTCATAAACTTTGTAACACTCATAAACTTTGTAACACTCATAAACTTTGTAACACTCATAAACTTTGTAACACTTCATGATTTTCGGTTCTAAAGCTTTCAATTAAGTCATTTGGAATTTCCGTAAATGAAACTAATTTTCTGTTTAGCTCATATTTTTCTTGTGACCCTGCTTCTTTTAAAAGTGCATCATTAAACGCTTCCTTGTTTTCATAATACTTTTCGCAAGTTTTTGGTCCGCATTTTTTAAAAACAGGATTAATGTTATCCGATTTATCACCAAGCACAATTTTATAAAATAAGTTTTTGGCAGGTTCAGGAAACACTTTTTTTGCTTCTTTCAAAAATTTATACTGAAAATTTATAATTTCAGTTTGGTCGTCCATAAGCTGCAAATAATCATGATCATTTGCTATAATATAGATTTTAGCATCAATATATTTTGCGCGTAATTCTTGTTTAACAATCGCAATAATATCATCCGCTTCCAAATTAGGAAACTGTAAAATATGATTTACACCTGCTTCATATAATTTTTGGTTATTATTTTGATAAATGTATTTGAAAAATGGTGCACCATTAAAGCCATTATCTTGTGGTCGTGTTCCTTTATATTCTTGATAAAGTTTATTTCTCCAAATGTCCTTTCTTGGACAATCACGCACAGCTATAATAGTAGGAGACATAATAGTCTTACTTTGTCCCTTATTTTTTTGTTTGTGTAGTTTTAGTTTTTTTTTGAACAATTCAAGTGATTCTAAAAAGGTTTTTATGAATTTTTCTAAAAACTCTTCATTTTCAATATGATTTTCTTGTAATGGTTGTTCTGTTTTAGCGTGGTTCCACCATTGTAAAATAGCATAATATCTGTAAAATATCCAATAGCTTGTATCAACCAATATAAATGTTTTTGGTTGTTCCATATGTATTAAATTAGTATATATACTTTATCTTTAACTTTAATTCTTTAATTCAATTTTTTTGTATAGTTGAAAAAAATTGACTGTTTAAATTCCTATTACATATTAAAGTCTTCCACTATTAGTGTGCTATACAAAAATGAGCATTAACACAGAGCTTGTGCCAATTTGGGTTGCTATTCTTCTTATATTGCTCTTGTTATCTTCCTGTTTACCTGCTGCTTTTCTATGTGCACTATTATTATTTTATGGTCCAATCCTCTTTATAGCTCTTGAACTAATAGCAGATGTCGTTGGGTTATCTGGAACTGCTATTTGTTTTGGTTGCATGTATGTTTACTTTGCTTATTAAACACAGTAAACATAGTAAACATAGTAAACATAATATAAGATTATAGGGAAAACCGCACAAAAAAATTGAATCGTTTTTTCTTTAAGTCATTTTTAATATATTCTAAATTAGTTATGTTAGAACTTCAATTTGTAATGTTTGGTCTTCTTATTCTTCCCTTATTTGTCTTGCCGCCTTCATTATTTCCTCCTGCTTTTATATGTGCGCTATTATTGTATATTGTACTAGTTATTGAACAAGTATTAAATGTTATTGAGTTACAGGGAACTGCTAGTTGTTTTGGTTGCATGTAATTTTATTTTGCTTATAAAACAAAAAATTGAACTGTTTTTTCTTTAAGTCATTTTTTACATATTATAATTCACTATGTTAGAAGTTCAATTGGCAATGTTAGGCCTTCTTATTTTATCAAATATAATTCTTCTTATTGAAACCATTTGTATACAAATATTATTATTATATAAATCATATTATATTCTTACTCCTAATTTGAATTATAGTCTTAGTCCTAATTTGAATTTTGACTATGAAAAAAATTATTCATATATTAACGACTACCATGAAATAATGTTTTATGTATAAAACTATAAATTAAACACAATCCACAAATTCTTCGTTTTCAATTTCTTCATATTTTAATTTGGCATTTTCAGCAATTAGCTTCTTATTAATAGTAATTAATTTGGCATTAAAATATAATTGCTTAGCATTGTCCTCAATAAGTTTAGTGTTTTCTTCAATAAGTTTGCTATACTTTTCGCCTGCCTTTTTTATTTCCCATTTTAAGTCAATAACTTCGTTGGTTGTTTTAAGCGCATCTTGCTTTAATTTGTCAATATTAACCAACAAATTGGCTTTGTCACTTGTTAACAGTGAAACATAACATTTTAAAGAGCGCATTTCTTTAGTTAATACATTAATAATATCTTCGGCTGAACTACAATGTCCATAAATTTGAATGTGATCTTTTTGAGCTTGTGTTTTCCATAATATATGTTTTTGAGTGTTAAAATGAGTTCGCACCCAATTTGATGTAATATCAAATACTTTATCTTTATTACAACATGGACACCTAATTAATTTTTCGCTAAATTCGTTCTTCAATTCTTGATATGTTTTATCTCTCAGCCCTTCTGTTTTAACATCATAAATTAATGTATATTCTGGAATAACAGCAACAGACGTGTTATTGTCATTAGTAAAGTCGGTATGAGACATATTATTAATGTTTTAATTAATGTTTTAATTAATGTTTTAAATATAAAAAAAAAGAATTCAATTTTTTTATATTGAAAAAGTTGTTAACATTAGATTACATTAGATTACATTAGATTACATTAGATTAGAGATTTAAAATTTACTATTTAATGTTTAAATACACAACAAAAGCATTAACAGCAAGAGCACCAATAACTCCATACATAAATGATTTAATTGCTAAATATTTCTCATAATCATCTTGTGCTTTTTGTTCGACTGCGTCTAAATAATCAGCTTCACATTCGAGTTGGCTTCGCACAAGTTCTGTTTTGTCAAAAGGTGTTGTTTCTTGTGCATTTGTTTCACTTACAGTTGTTTCACTTACAGTTGTTTCACTTAGATTTGTTTCACTTACATTCGTTTCACTTACACTCGTTAAACTTACAAATGCCTTCATCAGCTCACAAATTAGCAAGTCAATCTTATCTCGTTGTTCATTTACTTTTAATTGTGCCTTAACCCATTTCCAAGAAATAACATTATTAAAATTGCTTGTTCCCAATTCTTCATTTGTTTCAATAATTTCGGTTAGCATTTTCTTACCACCTCCAAGTGACGAACACATAATTTGCCGCGTTAAGTCATCGTCTGCACATCTTGAAGTAATCATATTACAAATATGATTGACAAGCTCTTTGGTGTTTATAATCGCATTACGTTCTTCAATAATAGTAGAATCAATAGTAGAATATTTTTTACAAATATTTAGTAATGTGCTATTTAAAGCTGACATAGTTATATAATAAGAATTAGTTCTATTATTTTAAATCAATTCAATTTATATTTTATTATTTAATTAAATAATTTAATTAAATTAGTAATATATATATATAACCAGTTTTTTTTCAATGTTAGGTTATGGCCCAAAAAAAGCGGAGATAGCAAATATGAATGTGGAGATGGAGATGAATGATGTGAAGGACTTGACAAAAGTAGCTGAGGATGAGAAGGCTGCGGACTTGGCCAATGGAATAGACATGACGATAGATGAGGTGTTAGAGAGCCATGAGTTGTGGAAACTGGATCAGGCGGACATAGAGAGGACGGAGGCGGCAAAGGCGAAGAAGAGGGCGGAGAGGGCGGCGGCAGAAACACTGGACAGGAAGGAACGAAGGGCAGAACTGGATGAGAATCCATATTCTATCAGTGGCCCAGGGAGGGTGCGCAAGGCAGCGATTAAGGCATTGAAAACAATGGGGGGTAAAAGAAAAAAATTAAGAAATAATAAAAGAACAAAGAAGCATAAAAGAACAAAGAAGTATAAAAGAACAAAGAAGTATAAAAGAACAACGCAGCATAAAAAATCAAGAAGATACAAAAATTAGTTACCTTATTTAAAGTTGTTAGTCTTAAATAAAATTGAGTTACTTTAATATATTATTACTTTATAATATATTAAAAACAATGGAAAAAAGAATATCTACCAAAGTAACCAATTACATTGATAATTTAAAAAGACAGATGTGTGAAGAAGATAATTCTGAAATTATGCGTGCTTCGCCTGATCCAAGTGAGTTACCGATGCCTCCACAAAAGTGGTTGAAAAAAGAACTACGCTATGACATGAGCCTTCTGGATTGGGCAACGGAACAAGCAATCGAAGTCCATTGGAAAAACCAAGTCAAAGCATGCCAATATGCAATCTTCCATATATGCTGAATAATTGGCTTGTGTTTGTATTGAATCATGCGTGTTTTTTTTTCATAATAAAAATTGCATAATAAAAATTGCGTAAATAAAATTGCGTAAATAAAATTGAAATGACTTGTTTAATATTTAAACAAGACACAAGACACAAGACACAAGACACAGAATATTATGAATATTACTTCTCCTACTGTATTAGTAAACTCATTTATCCCGCCACAAAATGATAAAAATAATAGTGCTAGTCTTGGTATAACAATGGACGTATTTTATATTGGAACAATTATTGGACTTGTAGCAGCATTCCTTGTTGCTCTTATTCGAATTCATTACTTATGTCATAAAAGACAACTTAGATTGAGCAAAGCTAATATAGTCTTTGAAAATCATACTAAAGTTCATGAGTTAGTAAAGACCAATATCGAATTAAGTGTATAATAGTTAGAAATATAATTTTTAAGTATTATATTTTTTTTAGAGAGAATAAATTACAATATTACAATATTGTAATATTGTAATATTGTATTAATGCTTTAAATTTAGACCGTTATACTATTATGGTATCTCCAATAATCTATGCATGCTATTTAAGTTATTAAATAGCTTCATTTGACAAGCTGACACATTTTTTGACAACTTTTTTCCAAAACTATTTACATTTAATAGAGACAACACTAATTTATGAAATTCTTCTGTAAAGTTCAAATTATAGTTTTTAAATATTTTACAAAAGTCCGCTATTAGTGTTGGATTTATTTCATTGTCTATACATAATTCAATAGTATCACATATTTTTTTTTTCAATGCTTCTTTAATTGCTTGAGGCATAGCGTTAAATCTCTCTTTTTCTTCAATAACATTGTGTAAAACTTTATAAATATTCGTATAGTCTTTATTTATTAAGACTTCATTTAAAAATATATAATATGCATTTTGATTTAACTTATTTGGAAAACATGTAAGACCAAAATCTATAACTCCCATTTGATATTTTGGTATATAATCATTAGCACATTCATTTATATAAAAAAACACATTTCCACAATGTAAATCACAATGAATAGCGGAATAATGTAAAATACCCAATATTCCAAATTTTATATATATATAAGCAAATTCTTCTTTAATAGTGTCGTCCATGGTTTCTAATGTCGTTAAAGTAAGACCTTTTATGTTTTCCATTACCAATAATTGATTAAAATCTTGCGTAATGTTTCTATATACTTTAGGGAATCTGTATTCTTTATTATTTTTGTATTTTTCAGCAAATCTCTCTAACGCATATGCTTCTTTTGTAAAATCAATTTGTTCTAACATTAATTCTTTATTGTCTGCTACTAATTTGGTTATATTAAAAGAATTAATAACAGGTATATATTTGCATATATATGATATATATAACAAGTCATCAAATAATTCTCTCAAATTGTTAATAATATTGTGTTTTAACATTTTAACTACTACCTTTGTATTAGAACAATCAAATCCATCAAATACAAGCCCAATTATTCCACTATTTATAGGAATAGTGCTTGTTAAAGTAACATTATATGTTTTTTGTAAATTATTTATCAAATTGTAATCAATACACGCACTTGTATAAGGAACATTATCACAATAGTTAATTAAAAAATCCTTTTCATTATCATATAATAAATCTTCATTTAAAGCCAATGATTGAAATATTTTAATATATAGTATATTGATTTTTTCTAACTTATAGCATATAGCTTTTATTAGACTTAATCTTGCATTAGGTTGTAATTTATATAGATAAACATGTATCATTTTATTAACATAAAAGTGTGTAATATTATATGTTATAAAACTTAATAATTTTGTAATCCGATAATACACTTTAAAATGTTTATAATATTTTTTAAATATGCTATACTTTTTAAATATGCTATACATTTTAAATATGCTATACATTTTAAATATGCTATACATTTTAAATATGCTATACATTTTAAATATACTTAATTTATATATTTATATATTTTATACTATATAAAATATATATGTAGAAAACATTATCGTCATCTGGACAAAATACTTAATCATTAATCATTAATCATTAGCACCATAAGAATTTTTAAGATTATAAAACATCTTTTTAAACATTAGTCCAACCAAATTTTCCATATATATTGGCAAATCATCGTCTACAATAACTTGAAAATCGATATTAAATTTTACATTTAATAATTCATTTTCATCTTTTTGCACAATTATTTGAGTCTTTCCATAATTATATATTAATGGCTCATAATTTAAATTAATCAAATTATGTTTCTGTAAATAGTCTTGTTTTAATTGCTCAGATATTAGTTTTAAATCTTTATTGTAAAAAGTAACTGAGTTATTTAACTTGTTTACAATTTTAGTAGTTCTAAATAACATATATTTTTGTTTAATTCCTATTTCTTTAGCTATATGAGTGATTAATATACATATATCAGCTTCATTTTCACTTAGATTAGTTATATATATTTTTTCTATTAGTTCATTATTTTGTGTTTCGAGTAGTTTATATATTTCTAAACCAGTTAGATCACTAATATCAGTTTTTGTATTGTCTATATTTGAAATTGTAAATTGTAAATTATAGCTTTTTGTGTTAAAATTATAGTTTGTAATTTCATACAATAACATATCTCCTTTACCACATATTAGCTTCGGTTGAAATCTATTTTCTTCACAATAACTCATAATTTTATATATTTTAATAATTAGTATTTAATTAGTATTTAATTAGTATATAATTAAAAATGCTTAATTTTAAATGCTTAATTTTAAATGCTTAATTTTAAATGCTTAATTTTAAATGCTTAATTTTAAAGTTTCGAAATAATATATTAATCCAGTGCTTATTAATAAATTAATAAACATTGCAAGTCGAAATTCAGTCAAAGTCATTTTTAAAGACTTATTGTATAATTTGAAACTATTACTATAATTCATAGCATAAAATAGTATTATTAATATGTAAGCAATAATATATGAATACTTTGTAGCAATAGAGTTTCTAATAAAATCTTTAACATAATATAATGCTAAAAATCCAAAAAAGATATGCCAAAGTATAGCAAAAGATGCCATAAATGTGAAAAAACTTGTTTCACATAATGGAACATATTTTTTCCATAAACAAAAAAGATAATTATTGTATTTTTCATTAAATTCACATGAAGCTATTACATCAAATTTTAATAACAATGAATAACTTGCTATAAACAATATTGAAATAAATGTTCCAAAAGAAAAATATATTAATACATCATAACACTTATATATACTGGTTACTATGAGTGTTAGTATTATTATTGATGTTGCTTGAAGACATAAAAATTTATGTAGTTTTATAATTATTTGAATTAGTGTTCTTTTTGGTTTATCTTCTTTTTTATTATCTTCGTTTTTATTATCTTCGTTTTTATTATCTTCTTTTTTAGTATCTTCTTTTTTAGTATCTTCGTTTTTAATATCTTCCTGTTTCTCATCTTCGTTTTTAGTATCTTCTTTTTTATTATCTTCTTTTTTATTATCTTCTTTTTTAGTATCTTCGTTTTTAATATCTTCATGTTTCTCATCTTCAATATTATAAGAAATATTAGTGTTATTTTCACTATTAATAGTAGTCATATTAAAGTATTATGTTAAAATATAAATATAACTCTAACATAAAACAACCAATAAAATATAATTAATTATAATTACTTCTTACTTTTTATAATAATATAATTTACTTAATAATCTTAATATTTTCAATCCTATAAAATAATCAATAATATCATTTGTATTAAACTCTTTATTAAAGAAGGGTTCTTTAACAATTTTATATTCAAAATAATGTAGAAACTTTTTCTCTCCACGCAACTGAATAATATTTGTATAATAATTTATAAATTCAAACAATTTAGATTTAAAATGCAAACTATAGCTACTTAGCTTATAAGCAACAATCCTATTTAAACTATATTTTTCATCTGTATAAAATAAGTTTTCTTTTGCTCTATACTTATTATAATTAATAAAATTATGATGTATTAAGTCAATATGACTATATATCTTAGATTTTAAGGTTTTCTTAATTGCTTTTCTTGATATTAAATAAGCCGCAGCACTTATTGACCCAATATGTGTGCTATAAGTATCAATTGTTGGTATAATACCATCACTATGAAGTTGAATAATTTCCCAATTGTTATCCAATATTTGTATATCATATACTGTTTTATTTAATTTATCATAAAATTCATCTTTATTAAATAATGGAAAAACATCATCTTCCATTATTAAAAAATAATTAATAGTTGGTGCCTTATCTTTCTTTATATATTTTTTATATATATATTTACAACACATTATATGACTTAAAGCACAACCAATTACTGATTTTGGTGTATAATTTAAAGCAAAGTTGGATACATATTTTCTATAACTACTTTTAAAATGCTCATCTTTTAAAGCATTAATGCCGCTAAATCTCTCACTGATTATACCTAATTCTAATAAATAATATGCTTGTTTATTATAGTTAACTTTGTAATCATCTAAATTTATGGTAAATGATTTTAAATTAGAATAATCAGATTTTATTATAAAATAGGGACTATTATATTTAGCCATTAAGTTAATACTATTAACTTAATATTTTTATATAATTTATAATTTATAATTTATAATTTATAATTTATAAATATCTTAAATATCCAATCTTAAATATCCAATCTTAAATATCCAATTAAATATCCAATCTTAAATATCCAATTAAATATCCAATCTTAAATATCCAAGCTTACTATATTTCTATCACTTTTTTGCTTCCGTTTTGATTTTGTCGGTATTTTTGCATTTGTTAAATCTTTTAAATCATCTATACTAATTGTGCTTGCTTCATTGTAATTTATTTCATTATTATCATATTGTTTTGCCTTTAGTCCATTTAATAAGGAAGATATGCTTTGATTTTGAGGAGTTAATACACTTGGACCTCTCATTTCGGGGCGTGTTATTCTCTCTTGATCATATGGATTTGCTTCATTATTTGTAATTTCGATTCCACGCGCCGAATTAATATCAGGACGATTTACAATATTTGGCATACGTTGGCTACGTTCTGGTATTTTGGTTTCAACAGACATCGGAGGAGGGCCTGAGTTTACATTTGGAGGCATAGTGCTTCCAAATCCGGGAGTATATCCATTTTTATTATTCATTGAATTAGATCCATTGTTTCCTGCAAAAAGTCCATTCATAAAACCACCAAAGCCTGGATTTGTTTGTCCCATAGTATTAACTGCTGCTTGTGTAAATTGTTTCATTAATTCTGGATTTTGTCTCATAATATCGTCCATTCCAGGCATTGAGGATTTAAACAATGTATTAGACATATGAACCATCATAGCAGAACCACCTAATTGAAACAATAATTTTAATTCAGGAGACATTTTTGCCTTTGACTTATATTTTTCGTGTAATTCGGCAAAAATATCGTCATAGTCATCTATATTTTCATTTATTTGTTCACCCCAACCATCTAATTTTATATCAAATGGATCAAACTTGTTATTTAAAAATTCTAATCCTGTTATACAAGCCATCATCATTTTGCCTTGAAACTTAACAGCATTTGATTTCTCTTTTTCAGCAATAATTGTTTCATATTCTCCGATCATTTCATCTAAATCAGAATCCATAGTGTAACGTTTAGACAAGCTTACACCTTTTTTCTCTAAGTCATCTAACTTCCGCACGTATTTGAATTTTTCACGCAATTCTTCTTCTTTTGTTAATTGAGGTTTTTGTTTGGCTTGTTCTACATTTATTGGAATATTATTAAATTTACCATATCCATCCCATGTTTTTGTTTCATTCATGTTTGCAGTAGATTTTCCTAAATTATTTGTATCATAATCATTAGAGTCATCATTATGTGTAACGGGTTTAACATTTTCTCCATCTACTTTACTTGAACCAAATAAATCACCAAACAATGATTTTTTGGTTGAACTGCTTTGATTGTATTTTATTTCTTTTTTTGTATCATTATCTTGAGCATATGTTTTTACTGGTTCGCTTGAAGTTGTATTATTATCTGTAAGACTATTTAATTCGCTCTCTAAATTTGTAATATCTTCAATATCAATTGAAGAACTCGCTTTCTTGTCATTTTTATTTTTAACATTCATTAATAATTCGATGCCTCCACCAAAATTTGATGTTGGTTTGCTTTGAATAGTATCATCAAATGAGTCATTAAATTTAAATTCTGGAATACTAAAGCTGTCAATATTTAAAATATCTGGCTCTATTTCAACAATTTCCATTACTCCTATTATGATTTAAATAGAAGTTTAATTTTTAAATACTCCGCAAACAATATTAATATATTAACAATTAATTAACAATTAATTAACAATTAATTAACAATTAACAATTAATTAACAATTAATTAACAATTAATTAACAATTAATTAACAATTAATTAACAATTAATTAACAATTAATATAATAATAAGCTTGTAAAAAACAGTCAGCTAAATCATCTTTCTTTGAATGGCTACTAAAAAAAATAACTTCATTATTCATATTATATTTTTGTAATACTTCTTTTGTATAATATATACTTAGTTTTTTTCTATCTGCATAACTAATTTTATTAGTGTTGTTGTTACTATTATTACTATTATTACTAATATTACTAATATCTGGAGTAGCTAAATTAGCAATAGTTTTGTTTTTTTGAAATAATTTCAATTTATTAATTGCTGAAATAAAGTGTATATTATAATTATTAGAATTTATAAAATATTGTGCTATCATACCTTGAATAGTTTTCATCCGATTTGCTATTGGACTTATTTGATTTTCAAGTATTATTTTGTCTAATGTTAATAGATCATAGTCTTTAAATAATTCGTTTAAACGATCCTTAATATTAATTCCAATATCTACCAAATTTATAGTATTTGCACTAACATTTTCTATAACCTCTAAGCATTGACTATTTAAATGTTGTTCTAATAAAACTAATATATTAGATTTATTCATAGATTTATCAATAACTATATTATATTCTTGCGCTAATAATATAAGTTTTTTTAGAGATTGTTTGTTTAAAGTTTTAATATTACATAAAGGAATGCTATAATTTGTTTTTTTTGCATGTATTTTGCAATAATAAGTATCATTTTTTACAAAAACAGGTTTTTTTTTGCACTTATGTTCAAGACAATCTATATTTTTATTACATAAATTTATAACATCCCATTTTATTATTTTAAAATCATTAGTTTCATTAGTTTCATTAGTTTCATTCGTTTCAATAATAATAAATGCTAAATTCTTTATACCAATATCTATACTTAATAGTTTCATACTTATATAATACTTGTTTAAATAAGTATTATATAGTTGTTTAAGTAATTATATTACACTAAATTACATTAATTGTAATTGTTTAAGCTAACGCACCTAAACATATTGAATAATGTATCCGTGAAATATAGTATAAAATCATATTACTTAAAAAAGATATAAAATATGCTCCCATCGCATATTGAGAGTTTTTTCTAAATAAACCTACAGTAAAACCAATTAGTGCCGATACTGCAAATAACAAACTTATTAATCCAAGAATATAAAATAACATACAATGATCGCGGCTTAGAGGAGACATCAAACTATCTAAAAAACTCATTTTTTATATTATAAAAATATAATAAAATTATAATAAAATTATAATAAAATATAATAAAATATAATAAAATATAATAAAATATAATAAAATATAATAAAATATAATAAAATATAATAAAATATAATAAAATATAATAAAATATAATAAAATATAATAAAATATAATAAAATATAATA